GGCTTTCATTTTTTATATGCAAAATTAAAGCTAAATCGTAGGGATATAGATTTACCAAACTAAAACCAGTTTAAGTTCAATAAAATGAGAGGGAGAAAAAAAATACCAACAAAGGTTAAGGAGTTGAAAGGTACTCTCGCAAAGTCTCGGACAGTGGGAAACGAGATGGAGACTTCGGCAGTTGTCTCAATGCCTTCAGCTCCCTCCTTTCTCAATCAACAAGGTGCAGACGAATGGAACTTAGTCACTAACGAACTAGCCAATATTAAGATGTTACACTTGACTGACTTATCAATCTTAGCAGCGTACTGCAATGAGATAGGAATCTACAGAGAGATAGCTCAAGAGTTACAAGGCAACTTTACAGAACAGACCGTTGATAAAGATGGCCGATTGAGGTCTAGTAAGATTGCACCTAAGTACAAGGTAATGCAAAACGCTTTACAGAACGCTATGAAAATTGCTACGCAATTTGGTTTCACTCCAAGCTCAAGAGCATCCCTTAGTATGCCAGAACAAGATGAGGAAAGGACTGATGATTTTAATTTCTTTGACTGATGGAAATAAATAAAATATATAATGAGAATTGTATTGATACAATGGCAAGGATGTCTGACAATTTTATTGATTTGACGGTTACATCTCCTCCTTATGATAATCTAAGAGATTATAATGGATATATTTTTGATTTTGAAAACATTGCTAAAGAACTTTATAGAGTTACAAAAGAAGGTGGTGTAGTTGTGTGGATTGTGGGAGATGCTACAATAAATGGAAGTGAATCTGGAACAAGTTTTAAACAAGCTTTATATTTTAAAGAATGTGGTTTTAATTTACACGATACAATGATTTGGCTAAAACCTAACGCAATGCCACAGATTAATAAATCAAGATATACTCAATGTTTTGAATATATGTTTGTATTATCAAAAGGAAAGCCAACTAAAACAAATTTATTAAAAACTAGAACTAAATATGGAGGACAAATAATCTCTAGAGGAGATGGAAATAATCAAAATATAAATAAAAAAGGAAAAAATTTAGTTAGTATAAAAAAAATTAAACAAAATATTTTTAGTTATAATGTTGGATGCTCTAATTATGGACATCCAGCTATTTTTCCAGAAAAGTTAGCTGCTGACCATATATATAGCTGGAGTAATGAAGGAGATTTAGTTTATGATTGTTTTATGGGAAGTGGTACAACTGCAAAGATGTCTCATATTCATAATAGAAATTGGATAGGTTCTGAATTGTCAAAAGAATATTTTAACATAGCTAATAAAAGAATCAAAGAACATCAATCTCAACTAAGGCTAATATGAAACTTAAAGAGGACAAGACTTTTTACTTTGATGACAAGGCAGCCGATAGAGTAGTCTACTTTATAGAGAATCACATCAAGCATATCAAAGGAGAGTTAGGAGGTCAGCCATTTAAGTTAGAACCATTCCAGAAAACAATAGTAAGAGATTTATTTGGTTGGAAGTATAGAGATAGTGGTCTAAGAAGATTTAGAACTGCTTACATTTGTCTACCAAGAAAGAACGGAAAGTCTACTCTGATAAGTGCTATTGCTTTGTATATGTTACTAGCCGACAACGAGCCTTCGGCTGAGTGTTACATTGCTGCTGGAGATAGACAACAAGCTGGAATTATATTTGACGTTGCTAGTGGAATGGTTAGAGCAGATAGTCAACTAAACAAGAATCTCAAAGTATTTAAGAACTCTATTATCCACGAGAAAAGCAACTCAGCTTTCAAGGCTATTAGTTCTGAGGCTTCTAGTAAGTTTGGATACAACGCTTCGTTTATTTGTATGGATGAATTTTTCGTTCAGAAAGATTCTAGTCTGTGGGATGCTTTGACTACATCGGTTGGTAGTAGGAGGCAACCTATGACAATAGCAATTACAACTGCTGGATATAATAGAGAGTCTATATGCTACAAGACTGAGGAGTACGGTCGTAAGGTATCTGAGGGAATAATAAAAGACGATAGCTTCTACTACGTTAAGTACTTTTGTGATTTAGAAACTGATTGGACCACAGAGGAAGCATTGAGAATAGCTAATCCAGGAATAGAAACTGGTGTAGTTAAATTAGACTATCTAAAAAGAGAACAAGAGAAAGCTATCAAGTTACCTAGCTACGAGAATACTTTTAGAATGTTACACCTCAACCAATGGATGTCATCAGCTAGTAAGTGGCTATCGGACCAACAATGGATGGAGTGTAATAAAGCTCCAATACACTTAGAAGATTATAAAGGGATGACGGCTTACGCTGGATTAGATTTAGCCAGTGTTAGGGATATTTCTGCGTTTGTTATAATCATTCCAGAAGATGATAGATTTACTGTAATACCTTATTTCTTTGCTCCTAAAGAAAATGCTTTTATTCGTTCAAGACGAGACCAAGTAGATTATATAGCTTGGTCTAAGGAGAATCTAATCGAACTCACAGATGGCGATGTCACCGATTACAACTACATCAAGAAAAAAATTAAAGAGGTTGCTGAGGTTGTTAACATTAAGTCTATTGCCTACGATAGATGGAACTCTAGCCAATTGATAATAGATTTATCTGAGGATGGTTTACCTTGTGAACCTTTCGGACAAGGATTTGCGTCAATGAGTGCACCTTCAAAAATGTTAGAGGCTTTAGTTTTAGGTAAACAAATTAATCACGCTGGGAATAAAGTACTACGTTGGATGTGTTCAAACTTAGCTATGAAAACTGATCCAGCGGGTAATATTAAAATGGATAAGAGTAAGTCAAGCGAAAAGATTGATGGAATGGTAGCTCTTGTTATGGCTCTAGGATGTTATATGAATGATGATTCTAGTGATACTTCTACTTATGATGATAGAGGTATAATGTGGATTTGACTTTTGCGATTTCTCTTATCTTTGTAATGTAATTACAATTTTATGGGACTATTTGACTTCCTACGTTCAGAAAAGCGTGGAGATAATTTTTTAAGAGCTGTGTTTGGTGGTTATGGTGCAGCCAACAAAACGGCAGTTAATAGAGATACATCTTTAACATTCAGCGCAGTCTTTGCGTGTGTTAGAGTTATCAGCGAATCAATAGCAAGTCTACCCATAAAAGTTTACAGAGTCGAGGAGGATGACGATAAGATTACTGACGTTAGCCATCCAATCTACCGACTCTTAGCTCGTAACCCAAACGAGTATATGACACCATACACATTTCTAGATACTCTAATGACCAACTTATTACTAGAGGGAAATGCGTATTTTTATATAGAAAGAGATACATCGGCTAGACCAATCTCACTTATTCCTATCAATCCAGAATATGTTAAAGTAATAAAGCACGAAGGACAAATATACTACGACATTAAAGACTATGAGATAGGAGTGATGAAAGAGGATATGCTACACTTTTTCAACTTATCATTTAATGGTTATGAGGGTATAAGCGTATTAAAAGCACAGAATACAACGATTGCAACTTCAATAGCTGCTAATGATACTGCTAATAGTTATCTCGGAAACTCAGCTCAAGTAGGTGGAGTGATTAAGCATCCTGGCAAACTAAGTAAAGAGGCTGTTGCAAGATTAAAAAACTCTTGGAATCAAAACTATTCAGGTTCATTTGTATCTGGTAAGACTGCTATCCTTGAGGAGGGTATGACATTTGAGCAAACTAACATAGATGCAAATAAATATCAACTTTTAGAAACTAGACGTTTTCAGATTGAGGAAGTGGCAAGAATTTTTAAAGTACCATTGTCGTTGATTGGTCACTTAGAGAAAGCTGCTAACTACTCATCTATTGAGGCTTTGTCTATTGACTTTGTAAGATTTACTCTAATGCCTTATATGGTAATGGTAGAACAAGAGTTAAATAGAAAGTTATTCAGAGATAGAGAGTTCGGTTTGTTTACTGTAAAGCTAGATGCTAAGGCTTTACTTAGAGGAGATAGTTCGAGTCGTGCAAGTTATTATAGAGAAATGGCTAGTATCGGTGCTTTGTCTATTAATGAGATTAGACGAATGGAAGACTTAAATAGAGTTGGACCAGAGGGAGACCAGTTGTTTATGCCGTTGAATTTTGCTCCTGTTGGAGACGTAGAAGAAGAAGACAATGCCGATACCGACTAAAGAACAAAACGAAACTAATGAGGAATTCATCGAAAGATGTATGTCCGATGAGTTTATGAAAGAGTATGACGACAACGACCAACGTCTAGCCGTTTGTTATGCTCAACTAGAAGATGATGAGGAAAGACAAACAAACTTTCCTAACAAGGGAGACGATAAAAAGATAAGTCTAAGAAATAGTGAAGAACCACAATTTGATTTTGACTTTGCTAAAACTATTAAAGAACAGACACCAGAGATTTGGAAAGCTGGAGGCAACATAAGAGGTAATGAGGCTTTTATGTTATGGGAAAGAGCTAGAGATGGTCAAGATACTGAGGCTATCAGAGAATGGATAAAAGAGAGAGAGTCTTGGATAAAAAGACACTTTGAAGATGGTAAACAATTTAAGGGTGATACAGAGCCAAACCTTTCTAATGTAGGTGGTGTAGTTGCTCAAATAAAGTGGGGTACGATTGGAACACTAGGAGAACAAGGAATGAAAGATGTAATTTTAGAACTAACTAAAAAGCTAGAGGGCAAGAAAGAAGAAAACCAAGTTAGTGCTAAAGTAAAAAAAGGGTTAGAGAACAAAGTTGAAAAACATAACGAAGAAATAAAAGAGCTGGATTTAGCTTGGAATGGTCGTACTACTTACGCTGAACTTGTAAAAGTATTTGAGAGAGGTGTAGGAGCTTACAATACCAATCCTGGCTCTGTAAGACCAAACGTATCAAGTCCAGAACAATGGGCGATGGCTAGAGTCAATTCGTTTTTATTTGCTCTTAAAAAAGGTAGATTTCAAGGTGGTAAACACGATACAGACTTACTACCAGACAATCATCCAGTAAAAAAAGAAATGGAAGAAAATAATAGATTTATGAAAAAGCACGATTTAAGACACATCCAAAAGATTGAGGAAACTGAAGACTCAATAATTATTACTTATGAAAAAATTATGGATGATATGGAAGATAATGGCTATAAAAAGGATGAGAAAAGAGGTAAAGTTGGTACAATGATTACTGATGGTATTGAGCTACCTTTATACGACACTAAAGAAGAAGCTGAAGCTGAAGCTGAAAAACTTGGAGGAAGTGGACACCACGAGCATACAATGGACGGAGAAGTTTATTATATGCCATTTGAAAATCACGAACAAGCAAAAGAAGTGATGGGTAAAATGAATATGAATGAACACACTCCATATCACGATGAAGAAGAAAAGTCTGAGATAAGAAGTAATCCTAACGCTGAGGTAAGAACTTTTGACGTACAAGACTTAGAGCTTAGAATGGACGGAGACAAACCAACCGTTGTAGGCTATGGTGCTGTCTTTAACTCAATGTCTAATGACTTAGGTGGATTTAGAGAGTTTATTGCTCCTAATGCTTTTGAGGGTCGATTAGAGGATGACGTTAGATTTTTGGTTAACCACGATGCAAACTTAGTTTTAGCTAGAACAACTAACGGTACGCTAAGACTATCTGTTGATGAGAAGGGATTGAGATATGAGGCTGATATGCCAAACACATCAACTGCTAGAGATTTAATGGAACTACTAAAGAATGGTACTATTAGTCAGTCTAGCTTTGCGTTTACTGTTGAAGAAGATAGTTGGGAGGTAAAAGACGGAATGAATATAAGAACTATTGACAAGGTATCTCAACTTTACGATGTAAGCTCAGTCACATATCCAGCATATAATTCTGCTAGTAGTTCTGTAGCATTACGTTCTATGAAAGAATGGCAAGAAAAAGAAGAAGCTAAAAAACTAGAAGAAAGTTTAGAGGCTGAAAAATTAGAGGGTATAAAAGAAGAAGAAGATTTAAAGAAACGCTCCCTCAATGAAATGCGTTTAAAAATCTTAAAAAATAAATATTAATATTAATTTTCTATAAAATGAAAACATCAAAACTTTATAAAGAAGAAAGAGCTGAGGTTATCGAAAAAATGGAAGGACTTGTAGCATCTGCTGAAGGTCGTGATATGACATCTGATGAGCAAGTTAGCTTTGATTCTTTGAATGAAAAAGTAGAGGAGTTAAATAAGATGGCAGTACGTGCTGAGTCTTTTGAAAAACTTCAAGCTACTAAAGCTGTTAAAGAAGTAACAGAAAACACTCCAAAAGAAGTTAGAGAGTATTCTTTCCAAGATGCTATGAATCAAGCGGCTACTGGTCGTTTAGAAGGTCTTGTAAAAGAGATGGATGCTGAGGCACGTTTAGAGGCTCGTTATACTGGTCAATCATTTAAGGGTATAGGTATACCATCTTCAGTATTGACAAGGGCTGCTGTTGCTACAGCTCCAGGTGCATCTTCTCAGACTATGGCTTGGACAGACCAATTAGAAGCAAACTTAGTTTTAGCTTCTGCTGGTGCTAATTTTTACTCTGGAGTTGCAAATATGAAATTTCCAGTATTTAGCTCAATCAATTCTGGTTTCGTTGCTGAGACTGGTGGCTCTGCTCCAGCAGCAAACGGAACAGCTACAAGCGTAACATTAGAGCCAAAGAAACTTATCTCTATTGTTAATGTATCTGCTGAGGCTATTGCTCAAAACGCTTCTATTGAGGCTGCTTTGCAAAGAAATATGGCTCAGTCTGTAGCTTCTACATTAGAGGCTGCTTTATTAGGAACTGCTGATGTAACTAATGCTCCAGCTTCTATATTTGCTGATGCTGGTGCTGGTTCAACTTCTGCAATAAGTGCAACGTCTGTATTTGATATGGAAAGAGCTGTTTTAAATGCTGGTGTCCAAGTTGAAGGAGCTAGATTAGCTTACCTTATGGACTTGAATGCTTATGCTGCTGCTAAAGCTGCTGTACAAGTTACGGGAGTTAGTGCTTTATATGACACGGCTGATAAGACAATGAATGGTTACTTTGCTTTCCAATCTACAAATGTTGGTAATGGTGGTACTGCTGGTAAAGACCACGCTTTATTTGGAGATTTCTCTAAGGTACACATCGCTCAATTTGGCGGATTAGATGTTATCTATGATATTTATACGAATGCTGGAACAGGTGAGCCACGTTATATATTGACTTCATTAGTTGATGGTGATGCTGTTCAGAATGATGCTGCTTTCGCTACATTGATTGAAGCATAATTTGTTTATTTTAACGGAGGGAGTGGAAACACTCTCTCCATTAATTTTTTTTAAATGGAATACTACAACTTTAACACATTAAGAGGCACTAACTATGTACCTTATGGTAAGTTAGTTTTAAAGACTGCTCCAACAACTACTGTTATAACACTAGCTGAGGCTAAAGCATTTTTAAGAATAGACTCAGATTATGATGATGATGATAGCTATATTACGTCTTTAATTAATGTTGCTACTGGTGTGGTTGAAGAATTTACTAGACGTAGATTAGTCACTCAAACATTTAATATTTTTTATGATGAGTTTCCTCCCTATATTGATTTACAAGTTGGAGAGGTTGCTAGTGTTACACACGTCAAGTATTACGATACCAACAATTCATTACAAACCTTAGCTGCATCAAATTACGATGTAGATACAAAGATAAGACCTGGTAGAATATATGAGTCAGAAAACGGAGACTTTCCCGATACTTTTGAAAGACCAAACGCTGTTGAAGTTGAGTTTGTAGTTGGTAGTGCTGCTAGTGACGTACCAGCTCCAATAGTACAAGCTGTTTATATTATCGTTGGTCGTTACTATGAGAATAGACAAGACGTTGTAACTGGAACTATTGCAAGTGAATTACCATTAATGGTAGACCACTTATTAACTCCTTATAGATTGCTAGAACTATGATAATAGGCAAACTAGATAGAAAGTTAAAACTATACAAAAGGACTTTTAATAACGACCTTTATGGAGAGAGAAGTGTAAATGTTCAAACTTTTGTAACTATCTATGGTAGCTTTGATTTTAAAAGTGGCGAAACTAAATATGATGCTGATGCTTTAATCAACAAACAAATGATAGAATGTCTAGTAAGATATAGAACAGACATAGGAGTAAGTCCACAATATGCTTTAACTTTTGGTACAACGGTGTATTCAATAAAAAGCATAAAAGAGGTTGGAAGAAAAGATAAATTAATACTTACATTGGTGGAAACTGATGCTCAAGATTTAACGGTATAATGGCAATAGGAACAAGTAAAGTATTAAGAGGTAATCAAGGTGGTCACGCTGGTTTTGTTACAGCTACCATTGATGAGAAAGAGCTGAAGTCTTTAATTAAGGACTTAGAGAGTCTTAATATGTCTGATAGTAAAAACAAGACACTAATAAGACAAGGTATGAGAAAGGCTGCAAAGCCAATACTACAAGAGCTTAAAAATATAGTTCCAGTTAAATCTAAGCAACTTAAAAAATCTTTAGCTGTAATAAGTGGTAAAAACAGAAAGGGAGTATCTCCTAGTGTTTTTGTAGGACCAAGAGTAAAAAAATCATTTGCTGCTATGGATAAAAGTGGATTTTATTTCTATTTCTTAGAGTATGGATTTAGAGGAATACCAGGTCTAAGAATGTTGGATAAAGCTGCTGCTAGTCAAGGTAACACAGCTATCAATAGCGTAATATCTGAAATAAAAAAACTCATTGACAAAAGAATGAAATAATGGAAGTAGGAAAAGCAGTTTTTGACATATTAATTAGTGATGTAGATGTAAGAACAAGAATATCTGAGGATGGTGAAAATCCTAGAATCTTTCCTAGTCGATATGACTTTCCTATTAATGTATTACTACCATATATCACTTATCAAATAGTATCAGACGAGCCAAACAACACAAAAAACGGCGTAAGCACTTATGACTATGTTACAATCCAAATAAGTATATACGATTTAAGATATAGCACTTTAGTAGATTTAGGTAGTAAAGTTAGAACAGCTTTAGATTATACAAGTGGAACGTTTAGAGGGGTTGTAGTAGATAAGATATTTTTTCAAAATCAGAATGAATTATTTGACGATTCTGCTGGTGAACAAGGATTTTATGGAATAGCACAAGATTACAGATTTAACATAAATAGATAGATATGTATAAAGTAAAGATAAAAAAAGATATTGAATGTCGTGGGGTTGAGTATAAAGAAGGCGAATCTTACGAGGTAGTAAGAACAGTCTTTAATTTTCTCAGACATAACAATGCAATAGACACAACAAAGAAAAAATCTAAAAAGAAGGAAACTTCAAAGGATTTAGATATTAGCTAATTATAAATTTAAAATTAAAATATTATGGCAATTTTTAACGGAACAGACCTAGTGCTTACGGTAAGTCCTAGTTCTGGTGGTGCGAATGCAAAATTGATGCATTCTCAGAATGTATCATTAAGTATGAACGTAGATACAATAGACATCTCAACAAAAGACTCTAGTGGTTTTAGAGATTTACTAGCTGGTCAGATGTCTTTTAGCTTATCAGCAGATGGACTTATGGACTTCGCTGGTGTAGATGGTGATACAGAAGTAGACGAGCTATTTAATCAAATGTTTCAGCCAGTAGGTGGAACTGGTAGAACAGCAGTAACTTTTGTATTTGGTTTAGCTTCTCCAGCATCTGGAGACTTTACTTATAGCGGTTCTGGTTTTATTACAAGTCTTGAGATTTCTGCTGGAAATGAAGATGCTCCAACTTATTCTGTAAGTATTGAAGGTACTGGTGCTTTAGTTCAGAACGCAATTTAATAATTTCTTTGTTGGTTGGGGATTGTGCTACGGCACGTCTCCCAACTAGCAATATAAAACCAACAAGATATGTATGAAGTAGTTATAATAAACGGAAAAGATTACCCAGTAAGATTTGGAATGAATAGTCTTAGGCTATTTTGCAAAGATACTAATAGAAGTTTGGCTGACTTAGATAAGCTAGGAGAGGGTATGAGCTTAGACGATGCTTGTTATCTAATCTTAAATGGATTAAAAGACGGCTCTAGGGTGAGTGGTCAAGAATGTTCTTTGAGTGTTGATGATGTCGCTGATATGTTAGACGAGGATTTTGAGGCTTTAAATAAAGTGTTAGAGGTATTCTCGGAGCAATTCAATGCTAAATTCGAAACGGAGGGAAACGACAAAGCCACGAAGAAAGTGGCAAAGAAGAAGAAGTAACTTGGGATAAATTAGAGTCTGTTGCTTATGGTCTAGGTTTATTACCTAAAGACTTTTGGAATCTAACCTTTCACGAGTTTCTATGTACTCAAAAAGGTATTAATGACCGATTTGAATTAGAACAACGTCAAGAGTGGGAACGAGTGCGATGGTTGGCTTGTGTTAATTTACAGCCACACACTAAGAAAGGACAAAATCTAACTCCTCAAAAACTTGTTAAGTTTGATTGGGAGAAAAAGAAAGTTAAGACTGACATCAACAAACAAAGAAAGAGAGCTGAATATGTTAAAAAGAAATACGAATTGCTAAATAAAGACAATGGCTGAGAAAACATTAAGCGTAAAACTATCCTTAAACGATAAGCAATTTCAAAGTGCTTTAAGAAAGTCTACTAGGTCTATCAAAAGATTTGGTAGTAAAATGCAAGGCTTTGGACAAACTTTGACTAGAAACATTACACTTCCAGTTATTGGTCTTGGAGCTGCTGCTGTTAAATTGGCTTCAGACTTTGAAGAAACTCAGTCTAAATTCAATACTGTATTCAAAGATATATCTGACAATGCTCAAGAAGCATCAAAAGAGTTATCTAGTAGCTTTGGATTAAGTTCAAGAGCTTCTATGCAATTACTTTCTGACACTGGGGATTTATTGACTGGTTTTGGATTTACTCAAGAAGAAGCATTAAAACTATCAACAGAGGTAAATCAATTGGCCGTAGATTTAGCTTCATTCACTAATTTTAGTGGAGGAGCTGAGGGAGCTAGTTTGGCTTTGACAAAGGCATTACTAGGTGAAAGAGAATCTATTAAGCAATTAGGAATAGCAATAACAGAAGCAGATTTAAAACAATTTGCTGCTGATCAGGGATTAGTTTTTAAAGAATTAGGCAGAGTAGAAAAAGCTAACTTAACATTTCAACTTGCTTTAAAACAAAGTGCTAACGCTGTTGGAGATTTTGCTAGGACTTCTGACAGTTTTGCTAATCAATTAAGACAATTAAAATCAGACCTTGAAGATGTTGCAGTAGAGCTAGGAGTTGAACTTTTGCCAATAGCTAAATCTTTAGTAGTTGGATTGAGAGATTTGACTAAATTTACAAGTCAATTTTCTAGTGAACAAAAGAAAGGAGCTTTAAAAGTAGCTGGTTTTGCTGCTGCCTTAGGTCCTATACTAACGGTAGGTGGTAAACTTGTGATAGTATTTGGAACACTTAGAAAGTTCTTTTTAGGTAAATTTTTACCAGCTATGAGATTGGTTGCAAAAGTATTGATGAATTTGACTCCACAAGGTAGAATAATAAGTGGATTGATTGTTGCAGCTTCTTTTCTTGTCACAAATTGGGGTAAGGTAAAAAAAGGTTTTGATGACTTAGTAGATTCCACAACAACACTATTAGAAAAATTAGGTCTACTTAAAAAGCAAGAAGATTTAGGATTAGACTTTTCAATACAAGAGGGAGAGGTTTTAACTCGAGAAGAAATGATGCGTAGAGCTGCTGGTAGACAAGGTATAAAAATTATACCTAAAAAACAAGTATCACCAGAGGAAGCAGAACGTAAAAGACAAATGGCAATTGATAAACTAGCAGCAAGTCAATTAAATTTTGCAGATTCTATTAGTCACACATCAGTAGAACTAAAAAAAGTAGAAGATAATTTTGAAACATTAAAACCAATAGTAGAAGATTTTGCTGAAACTGGAGCAAAAAGTTTTAGTGAAGCTTTTTTTGATTTTAGTGAAGAATTTAAAGCTGAACTTCAAAACACATTTACAGAAATATCAAACTTAGTTTCAAGTATTTCTAATTTGTTTAGTCAAATACACAATAAAAGAATGATTGAGTTAGATAATGAAAAAGCTAAAGAATTAGATAAAATTGCTGCTTCTAAAATGAGTGAAGAAGAAAAAGAAAATGCAATAAATGCTATCAATGCAAAATTTGATAAGAAAAAAGCAGAAGCAGACAAGAAACAAGCAAAAAGAGCTAAGGCTATGGCAATACTAGAGGCTACCGTTGCAACTGCTGCTGCTGTTGTAAAAGCATTACCTAACATTCCATTATCAATAGCTGCTAGTGTAATAGGTGCTGCACAAATAGCAACTATTGCATCTACACAAATTCCAGCGTTTGCAGAAGGTGGATTAGTTTCTGGAGCAACATTAGGTCTAATTGGAGAAGGACCAGGCACATCAATGTCCAATCCAGAAGTTATAGCACCACTTGACAAGCTACAATCTATGATTGGTCAAGGTAATGGAAGCGTTGAGGTCTTTGGTCGTATAAGTGGCTCAGATATATTAATTAGCTCAGACAGAGCAAGAAAGAATAGAGATAGAACAAGAGGTTACTAATGGCAAGACATAGAAAGTTTTTTATAGAGTTTCAAACAGATAATGGCACTTTTTATCAAATACAGATATTTAATAATGATTCTGCTGACTCAACTTTTCACACTCCTAATGTAGGGGATGATGGATTTAGTTTAACTTATCAGACCGATACAGATAATAGATTCACAGGTTTGATACCAAGTGAAGTTAAATTTGATATTTTTTTAGAAAATGATGCACAGAGAGCTGTTGTAAATAATATACAGACAAAAGCTTATGGGACTTTTGATATGGCTATTTATAAAAGTACTGATGACTCAAGCTATGATTTGTATTGGGCTGGAGTATTATTGAATGACGTATCAAATGAAAAAGACATTGACTATCCACAAAGGGTTACACTAACAGCAATAGATGGATTAGCAGCTTTAAAAGATAAACCATTTAATGAAAATGTAGGATATGACACACCATCATCATTTAAAATTATTTTTTATTTTCTAAACGCTTTTAGACTGCAAATTCCTTGGACATCTAATTACATAGCAGCTAACGAGGATTTGATTTTTACTTATGTCAATTGGAGTACTGATTCAGCTACTTACATCGCTAGTCGAGACCCATTAAATTTTAGTAGGTTTAATTTTATGACTTTTGTTGAAGTAGATGAAGATGATGGAACAAAAAAATATAAAGACACTTTCTTTTTATTAGACTCAATATGTAAGAGCTTTTGTGTAAGATGTTTTTTTAGTGAAGGCACGTGGCATATTGTAAGCGTAAATAATTATGATAATTGGAAAAGTCCGAATACTAACTTTTTTAGAAAGTATATAAATGCTAATGTTTTAACTCCTTCAACAAATGGAACTACTTCAAAGACTTTAGCAGAGGGTACGACAATTAAAAGATTCGGAGCTAGTTTTGGTATGCTACCAATACTTAAAGAAGTACGAGCTAAATATAGTAATTTAACTCCTTACGATATTACACAAATAACATACAACAACAATAGTGATACTTCTACAGATTTTGAATTTAATTCTAATGAAATACCTATTTGGAATGGATATTCTTATGCTAATGTCAATTATACTGGTTCTAATTATGATTTTAACAGAGCTCCAAACGATGCGTTGATTATTGATTTAGGTAGTGTTGCTGCTGTATCTGGTTCTGGTTTGTTAATTAATAGAGATTTTTTATTTAGCACAACTCAAGTTTTAGATTTTAGTGATGTTGCTGGACAAAATGATGCTATAAAAGTAAAATTGGCTTTAAGATTTAGATTAGTAGGTGCTTCTGGTACGACACATTACTGGCCATTAAGTGCATCTAACGACACTTGGTTTACATCTAATATATTTCCAATTACGCAAGAATTAGGACCAGCGTTGTTTTGGTATAATTTTACATTTGGTAATAATTATATAAATGTAAATTTACAAACAACTGAACTCCCCGAGAGTGGTCAATTATTCTTTGAGGCTTTTGCTAAATGCTTTTATAATAATTATGCAGGAGTTCCAGTCGGAATAAATGCAATAGAAATAACAGACAGTACTTCAACTGCTGACCCAACTAAAATTTTAGTTTTTTCTCAACCAGAATTTAGTGAGGAACAAGGTTTTAAATATACATTAAACAATGAAGTAATTACTGATAAGTTCTTTATCTCAATCAACTCTCCATCTGGAACGGCTATAACCAATGGAGTAAAATTAGAATTAGATGATAATTTTTTTGGAACTGGACCAACAAGTGGAGCAGTTGGAAGATTGGAGACTTTTAACTTTACTTCAGGATCGTTTGACGATGGTACAAATGCAACTTGGAAAGCCTTTGGCTCTGGTAGCGGTGTAGAGTTTACTCAATTACAAGTTAATCAAGTTCTAAAAGGACAAATGCAAGGAGCAAAGATATTTAATGGTAGTTTAAAAATTACAGACAAGACTAATCAGTATCATTTTATAAATGGAATAGAAATAGATTCAACAATGTATGCACCTTTTCAAGTTACTTATAATGCTAATGAAGAAGTTTGGTCTGGTGTATGGTATCAGATAGATTTAAGCACTGATACTCAAACAGTATCAAGTGGATTTATTTCGGGAATAGGTGACGCAAATAATTTAGAAACAGCTTTCTAAAATGAGAAATTTAAGTAACTATATATATAATGAGTCAATTGGTGTTACCTCAGACAACACTACTAGTTTGACATTGACTTTTTTAAACATTATTCCATCAACATCAAGCACAGATACAATAATTAAATCTGGCGATGTTGTAAATGTTATATGTTCTGATACAGGAGCTTTGATTTCATTTACTGCCAACGCTGATGTTAATTACAACTCAACTAGATTGCAATTTGCATCTACAGCAGTAGATCAAATAATACCAGTTGGAAGCGTATTGTTAATGAACAGAGAAAAAAAGTTTGACAGAACACATTCAAGTCTGCAATACATTACTTTTTCTAGTCAAGCAGCCACAGCTGAACAATGGAAGACTTTTAGTTCTGCTGGTATATCAAACCATACTTGGAACACTGCAACAACTGATAAAGGCACAACAGTTGGATCGTCACAAATAACATCAATATCTACAGCTATACAATCGGTTGGTATTGTTGTTCCTTATGCTTGTGAATTAATAGGTATTAGAGCAATAATTTATAGGGTTGGTAACTTCCAAACTGCTGTTGGTTTGTTTTGTGGAACTCCAGCTTATAACGACAATGCAACTCAAGACTTTACTTTAAGAGCTTATGCAGCTGCTGATAATTCTGCTGGTCCTGATTCTAATTATTCACAGCGACCAGTAAAAGCTGAGGACTTGACGAGGTCACATTCATTAGCTGCTGGAGATATTATACTACCAGCTTTTAATAGTGTTACAAATAATGGAGGTAATGCTAGGATTACATATACAATAGTGCTTAAAACAACTAACATACTATGATAAAAGAAGATATAGAAAAACTGAAAATTGATATTGAGGATGCTATGCTCTCAGGAGACTATGAAAGTATTGTTGTAATATTAAAATTAATTATAGATAAAATAGAAGAACTAGAGAAAAAATGAAAAATTTATTAAAAGAATGTTCTGACGTTCTAACACTAAACATTACAACATTAGCTATTAGTTTCACTCAAGTTGAGATGATATTAAAAATAGTTCTTTTGATTTTGTCAATTGTATATACTACTGATAAGATAATAAAAAACCGTAAGAAAAATGGCTAAATTAATATCAAGTAATTTTAGAGAAAAGCCTAAAAAAAAGAGAAAGGGCATACATTCAAAAAATAAAAGTAAAACAAAAGGAGGCTCTCAATATTTAAAGCCTTACAATAAACAAGGTAGATAATGGAAGATATATTAAAATTAATTGAAACATACGGAATAACACTAGTTTTATTAATTGGTAGTTGCTACGCATTATATAAGTTTTTTGTTTTTAGCATATACGAAGTCAAAGGACAATTCTCTAAATACCACGAAAACAACGCTAAGGATATGCAATATATTAAAAGTAAGATTGACATAATTTTAGAATTTATAAAACAAAAAAAATGAAAAAGATTATTTGCACAATATTATTTAAGTTAAGTTTTGGCAAGATTTGTTTAGGACATTGTAAATGTATATTAAAATGAAATACTTTAAGATAGAGGAGTTTCATTGTGATGGAGTTATCTGTTATGATAAAATGGATTCTAATCTTTTAAAGATGTTAGATGAGGCAAGAGGCTACGCTGACACTCCTTTTAAATTAACTAGCACCTGGAGAAGTGTGGAGAAAAATAACTCATTGAAAAACAGCTCAAAAAACAGCAGTCACCTTAAAGGTATGGCTGTCGATATTGCTTGTGCTAATAGTGTAACAAGACTAAAGATAGTTAGTGGACTTATAAAAGCTGGGTTTACTAGAATAGGTGTTTCTAAAACCTTTATACACGCTGACAACGATGATAAAACTGATGCAATATGGCTATACTAAAAAACATACTAAGCAACTTACTACCTAAAGCTGATAAGATAATCGATGAGGTTATAACATCTCAAGAGGAAAAAATGCAGTTAAAAAACGAGCTGCAAAAGATTATACAAGAGCAAGAGGCTCTAATAGAAAAAGAAGTTACTAAGAGATGGGAGTCAGATAATTTACAATCAAGTTGGCTACCTAGAAATATCAGACCGTTAGTCTTAGCTTGGCTAGTAGTTTCTACTACTTTACTTATATTCATAGATGCTGGAGTTATAGACTTTGTAGTAGATGACAAATGGGTTGACTTACTGCAAATAGTTTTAATTACTTGTATTGGTGCTTATTTTGGTTCTAGAGGATTAGAGAAAATCAACAAAAAATAAATGAAAGACTTTAAGAGGTATAGACTTAAAGAAGATGAATGGAGTCTAATTGATAAATATAGACACTATAAAAAACAAAAAGTAAAAGAAAGCAATGTTTTAATTATAGGAGATTTGCACGAGCCTTTCTGTTTAGATGGGTATTTGCAATTTTGTCTTAATACTTATTATTACTATAAATGTACTGATGTTATATTCATTGGAGATATAATAGATAATCACTATTCTAGCTATCACGAAACTGATGCAGATGGTTTAGGTGGTGGAGATGAGCTAGAACTAGCAGTTAGTAAGATAGCTAATTGGTATAAAGCATTTCCAAATGCTAAAGTAATAATCGGTAATCACGATAGAATGATTATGAGAAAGGCACAAACATCATCAATACCTAGCAAATGGATTAAAAGTTATCAAGATGTATTAGAAGTGCCTAATTGGGAGTTTTTAGAAAGATACGTTTTAAATGATGTCCAATATATACACGGAGAGGCTGGTACTGCTAGAACTAAATGCAGAGCTGATATGATGAATACAGTACAAGGTCACTTACATACTCAATGCTATACAGAGAACTATGTAGGTGCTAAATATAGAATCTTCAGTATGCAAGTAGGCTGTGGTATTGACTTTAAATCTTACGCTATGGCTTACGCTAAGGCTGGTAAAAAACCAGCTATTGCTTGTGGTGTTATTCTTAACAACGGAAAAACTCCTATAAATGTTATGATGGAACTATAATTTTTATATATTCGCATCGTTTTGGTTAGCAAATTAGTGTGATTTACTTGTTAATTAGTTTGTTTTTAGGGGATATTTTAACGAATATCCTCTTTTTTTATGCCTATATTTAAAAAACTTTAACATTTTTTTACTCTAGTAAACTAAAAAAAATACACTTTTTTTGTTAAAAAGTTTGCACAGAAGTTTAGAATGTATTACTTTAGCCAAAGAAATTAACAAACTAAAACAACTAACAATGAAAGATTTACACAAACCAACTTACTTAGATGCTAAGATGGAATTGGGTACTCAAGTTCAATTCTTTAGCTTTTCATTAACACAATTATGTACTTATACAATGGTTTTAGCGTTTCTAACGATACTTCTATTGAATTTGATACCCACATACTACACAGAGGTATTAAGCCTTTATAGTGGCTCTTTTATCACTATGGTAGTATTTTACATTAAATACGGAACTAATTAAACTAATATGGAAAAATTAACCGACAAACACATTCAAGCACAAGCCTTACAACATCTTTTGATACATTACGAGAAGAAATACGATAAATATAAGGAATTAGATAGAGATGATATTTTAAAAAACTTAGAGTTGTATATTGCAAAGATTAGAAGAACTCTGATTCACGTATTAGAGAAAGAAGAAGAAAATGAAAGCAAACCTATAAAATTTTATTAAAATGGAAAAAGTAGTTAAATCAGTAAAACAAGTAGGAGATTTTGAATCTCAGTATGGACACTTTTACAAGTGGTTATTAGAGTTTGAAGATGGATTTAAGGGTGAATACCTATCCAAGACAGAAACTCAAAACAAATTCATTGAAGGACAGACTGCTTCAATAGAAGTAACAACAAGAGAGTACAATGGTACTACAATCAACAAAATTAAACCAGCTTCTACTTTTCAAGGTGGAGGTAAAAGCTATACACCAGCTCCAAAAGACAATAAGACACAAGAGTACATTATCAAGCAGAACGCATTGACAAATGCTTGTAATATAGTCGGAGAGGCTGATATACCCAAGATTATAGAAATAGCTGATGCTTTTAAAGAATACGTTTTAAACGATGTAAAACCAAAATCAACAAACAATGGCACAGACCTACCTTTTTAGTAAACAATCTCGTGACGAAGTATATGACTACGACACCAGCTACTGTTTTAAACTAAGACGTGGTAAAGGTTGGATTCACCTAAACAAGAAAGCAACAGAGCTAATAGAACACGATGACCACTTTGAGATAAGACTAGCAGATTGGTATATAAATGTTGGAGATAAATATATCTCTGAAACAATAATAAGACAAGAGCAATGTCAAGAGCTTCAAGAATGGTATTTAAAAACTAAGACAAATGGATAAAATAGATAGAGTAAAAAAAGTTGTGTGTTATGTTACTAAGATGACGGAAAAAGAACTTTTATCTAAAAGTAGAAAAAGACACATAGTTGATAATAGACGGATGGCTTTTGTAATTTGCAGAGATATATTAGAACTCAATTGGACTAAGATAGCCAAAGAGTTTAATTTAAACCACGCTAGTATCATACATCATTACAAAAAGCATAAAGACTTAATGGCTTACGATGATTATTATAATAGTAAATATAACGATATTTTAGATGTCTTTAAATTACAGATTGACTATGTTGAGCCTAAAGAACTCATCAGAGAAATAGTAAATATTAAAAAGCAAAGATATAATGATTATTTAAAACAAAAACTAAGAGAGAATGAAGGTAAAGGACAAAGTGAAACAACTTTTATTGGACCATCCATCTAATAGAGATTCAGATAGTAAACTTATAGCAAACTATTGGTATTATGAATTAAATAAAAAAGGTGTAGATTTACATCAGCTAAGTGCTTTTGATTTACTTCAATACTATGCTGATAGTAAGTTAACAAATGCTGAGTCAATAAGAAGAATGAGAGCAAAGTTGCAAGAGCAACACATTGAATTGAGAGGTAAGAAATACAATCTTAGAAAAACAACAATTCAAAATAAAGTTAGAAAGGAACTAGGATATGAAGCGAATTAGAGTTGAGAAATCTAAGAACTTCACTACAATAAATAATGAGTTTATTTTTAATAAAAACTTATCGTTAAAAGCTAAGGGGTTGCTATGCCATCTCTTAGCTTTGCCTAACGACTGGAAGCTATATGTTGAGGAGGTTGAGAAATGGAGTACAGATGGCAAGTCTGCTATCTACTCAGCGTTTAAAGAACTAACAACTAATGGCTATATGAAACGAAAGCAGATTAGAGAAAAAGGTAAGATAGTTAGCTGGGATTATATAGTCTTTGAGAAACCACATACCGATTTTCAAGATATAGAAAAATTAGATGTAGAAAATCGACCACTACTAAATACTAATATTAAACTAAATACTAATAATACTAAAACAGAAAGGGATTATCCTTTTGAATTGAATTTAGAGGCTTGGGAATTATGGAAAGAATTTAGAAAGGAACAATTTAGAACTACTTACAAACCATTAGGTGAGGCTGCTGCCATTTCTAAGCTATTAAGAATCTCCAACAACAACAAAGAACACCAGGCGCAAATTATCCAGCAATCCATTGAAAATGGATGGAAAGGATTGTTTGAGCTTAAAACAGAAAAACAAAACAAAGTTCAAAAGATATTAAGCAACTATCACAAAGGACTAGAAATGATAAATAAAGAATACAATGACTGATTACTTAGATATAAAAGAACGCAAAGACGTTACTGTCAAAAATATGTTTGAAATTTACAAGACTGACAATAAATACAGAAACAGAATAACTTGGGATGCACATTATTTAGTAACTGGTTGGAAACACATACAAAACACTAAAAATGACAAACAAAAGTAAACAAGTTTGGTATTTATATGCCAATGACATTAAAGAACTTAAAAGACAATGTTATGACGTTATATCAACGCTATATGTTCAGCTTGGACAAGCTCCAGAAGCTGAGATAATAGTACAGATGACTAATTTATTCTGTAACGATTTAGCAACTAACTATGGCTCTATGGAATTAGAGGAGGTTAGATTCGCTTTAAATCAACACATAAGAGAGAATGACGGACCACACTTTGTTAATGTACCAACGTGGAACGAGGCTCTCAGAAGCTATAAGATGTCAAAAGCATTAAAGAGGCAAACTAATCAAATAGACCAATACGAACTATACAAAAAGCGTGTAGAGTCTTTTACTAAGGCAATAGATAAAAGAGAGATAAAAAAGATAGGTAAATGAAGATATTAAATTTATATGCTTGTCTAGGTGGCAATCGTTACAAGTGGGGAGATGAACACGAGATAACGGCAGTTGAGTTAGATAAAGATTTAGCTTATTTATATCAAGAGAGGTTTCCTAATGATACAGTAATAATAGCTGATGCACATCAATATCTTTTAGACAACTATAAAGAATTTGATTTTATATGGACATCTCCTCCTTGTCCAACTCATTCAAGAGCTAGATTTGCTAGAAGAAATACAACAAAACCAGCATATCCAGACCTAAAACTTTATGAAGAAATCATTTTTTTAAGTAAATGGTTTGATGGTCAATATGTTGTTGAAAATGTAATCCCATATTATGAACCATTAATACCAGCTAAAAAAAGGGGAAGACACTTATATTGGACTAACTTTAATTTACCTAATAATTTAAATGAAAGAAAATCATCAATAATGGAGGGTAAAGATGAAGTTACGCTATGGTGCAAATTTCACGATTATGACTTTAGAAAGTATAAAGGTAAACAAAGAATAGACAAAGTAGCAAGAAACTTAGTAGACTATGAAGCTGGTAAAACTATATTAGATACTGCTATGGGCATTATACAAAAGCAAGACTTGAACCAAACTGAATTATTCTAATGCCAACGACAATAAGTAAACTAAAGAAAAAGCTAGATAAAGTATTTAGCGAGTATATAAGACGTAGAAATGCAGACCATTTAGGTTTTATTACTTGTTTTACTTGTGGAGTTAAAAGACATTGGAAAGATAGAATGCAAGCTGGACATTTTATGACAAGAGCTAGAATGGCAACTCGATACTGCGAATATAACGTACAAAATCAGTGTGTGTCTTGTAATATTTATAAAAATGGATGTCAGTACAAATTCGGAGTTTACTTAGATGAAATATTTGGAAAAGGTACTGCCGCAGAAATAGAAATAAGAAGTAACACAATTATAAAACTAAACAGAGTAGATTATGAAGAAGCAATCGAAAGGTATAAGCAAAAGATTAAAGAGCTGGATTAACAATCACTTGTTTAAAACTTTAAACTATGAAGATTGGATAATTGAATCTATTTTATATATTTACAAAGATGAAGAAAACAGTAATATTTGAAGGAGGAGTGAACAAGATAAGTACTCTAGCAGATGGAACTCTAAGTATTAACATACATACTCAAGAGCTTCCAGAGGAAACAATGATGAGAGTGTTTAGCTTACGAAAGTCTCCTGGAATGGTTTTAATAAGCTCTGATGACATTAGCAAAGCAGAGCAAGAAGAAGTAGAGAAGTTTACCACAGACTTTGAAGTAGGTAAGACAAAGACTTCTTCACAAAGATTAAGAGCCGTATTGTATAGAGTATGGGAGCAAAGCGAACAAGCTTACGATTTTCCAATATGGTATGAGACACAGATGGAAAGGATAATAAATAAATATAAATCAACTCTTGAAGTCTAATAGGGCAACCAGACACCAAGAGATTTATAAAAGAACGGAAAACGGACTAAAATTAGTATTGCCAAAAAAGATAACATCAGACATAGGATTTCAACTAATGTTTGGATATAGAGAGGATTACAGAGTCGAACAAGAAAATATACAAAAGAATGCAGACAAATACTATACTAAAACTTATTTAGATATTGAGGACTTTAAAAAGTATATTTAGAACGCTGATAGCTTTGATAATACTATTGAGCTGTATGCCAATTTTTTTAGTGATATTTATACACTTTTTTATAGTCGGCTTTGTTAAAGAAGAAAATAAAAGAAATGAAGATAATTGCAAGTGTTAGCATTGAAATAAAATTAGACGATACAGAACTACTAGACGATGCCAAAGATAGAGCAGTTGATACTTTAATTGATAACCTAGATGATTGGCTTAACAACAATGGAATACCTCCAATTATATCAATAGAGTATAAGCTGCCAGAATATGATGACAACGATTTAGAATTTTTAAACTAATGCCTAATTTACCAAAGGGAAAGAAAAAGAAATGGATAGCAAGTAGTAAAAAGACTACTGGCTTTACTGAAAAGCATAAGTCTGAAAACTATGACTTTTATAATAGCAGAGCTTGGAGACAGCTTAGAAAGTGGCACATAGAACGAGAGCCACATTGCAGATGGTGTAGTGAAGAAGGCAAAGTAAATTATAAAGATAAGATAATCATTGACCACATCATCGAGATTAAAGACGGTGGGGACAGATTAAACCAAGATAACTTAATGACTTTATGTCTACCACATCACAATCAAAAGACAGCGTGGTCAAAAGCTAAAAGAAAAAAGAAATGACAGAGAAAGAACTATTGTATGAGTTAAACGAATTAGCTGAAAATATTTTAGCTCCAACAGATTTATTACAATCTATAAATTACTATACAAATCAAATAGTAATAGATGAGCTGGAAGGTATTAAAGAATTTACAGAAGATTATGTTGCACAATTAATAGATGAAAGAATTAAATATTATGAGCAAATCTAAATACTACTACGACTATACAAGGAACAGAGATGAGTCTAAAGAATATTCAGTTGACTACGAAAGTAATCCAATACCAAACTATTACATTGGTAGTACTTACGGTTATGAAGCTAGGAAAGTATGTGAGGACTGGGATTTAAGCTATAACATAGGCACAGCAGTAACCTATCTACTTAGAAGTAGCTACAAGCACGACAGCCCATACGATTGCATACAGAAAGCAATAAATCATTTACAATTTGAATTAGATAAACTAAACAACAGAGAAGAATGACAAGCGAACTACTAGACTTATTTGACGAGGCTAAAAGAATAATAGACAAACAAGAGCAACTAATAAAGATGCAACAATCTTTAATTAAGACAATGCAAAAAGGACTGCAAGGAGTAGAACTAAACGAGCTACTACTTAAGAAACAATTAGCAGACTTACAAGAGGAGTTACAAGCTATAACCAATGACTATATAGATACAAAAAATAATTTTAGGGAGGGGGCATAAAAAGTATATTGATATACGACGTACAT